GCTAAAGTTATAAGAATAGTTTAATAGTAAAATTAATAAAAATTTTAAAGAGAGCTGGTTTTACCAGCTCTTTTTGTTATATTATATATAATGTATCAAGTTATAGATTATAATTACCACACTAAAAAAGCAATCATAAGAGACGATCAATTAGGATGGCAAGAAGTAGATTACACTCCAACTTATTATAAACTAGACAAAGAAGGTGAGTTTTTTACAATTGATGGAAGACGAGTTAGTCCAACAAAATCAATGGACAAAACAAAACCAAACGAATTTTTTGAAATAGACATTCCAATTGAAACAAATTGTCTAGTAGACATTTACAAAGACAGTGATGACGCTCCTCAATTTCATAATGTTGTTTATTTAGACATTGAGTGTGAAATTGGTGGTGCACTTACAACAGAATACATTAAAAGAGCACCAATGAAAATAACATCTGTTGCTTTGTATGATGTCACATTACAAAAATACTACTGTTTGATTTTAGATGAAAAACGACAAATCAACCCAGTAGAAGAAGATAGTAAAGAAATTATTCCATATAATACTGAACGTGAATTATTAATGGGATTTTTAGATAAATTTGAAGAATGTGACCCAACAATTATTTCAGGATGGAACAGTCAGTTTTTTGATATACCTTATCTTTATCACAGAATGTGTCAAGTAGTAGGAGACGCTCAAGCAAAACGTTTGTCTCCATTAAAACGTGTTCAAGTCAGAGACTTTAGAGAAGAATCAACAGTTAGAATTTGTGGAGTTAATCATCTTGACTATATGTTACTTCATAAAAAATTTATTATGTCTCAAGAACCAAGTTATGCTTTAGCAGCAATTGGTGAAAAGTATGTTAAATTAGGAAAAATTGAATATGAAGGTAGTTTAGATCGTTTGTTTAAAGAAGACGTTCATAAATTCATTGATTACAACTTACGTGACGTTGAAATCTTAGTAGCGTTAGATAATAAACTTCAATTTATAGAACTAACTAAAAATATATGTCATCTTTGCCACGTAGCGTACGAAAATATTTATTATGCTACTGCTCTCAATGAAGGTGCCATATTAACTTATTTACGTCGTAAAAACATCGTAAGTCCCAACAAACCTACAACTATGAATCCAGCGTTAAGAAATCCAAATGAAGAATACGCTGGTGGTTATTTAAAAGATCCAGTACCTGGTTTGTATGAATGGGTAAGTGACTTAGATTTTACAAGTTTATATCCTTCTATTATTCGTAATCTTAATATGGGTATTGAAACATTAGTAGCTTGTATTAAAAATCGTGATAAGTATGACAATCAATGGGGTTTAAATGATTTAAAACAACTTGATCCTAATAAAATATTAACTGTAGAACGAGTAACACTAGATCGTAAAGTCCAACAAATGGAAATGAGTGTAGGTGATGTAATCAAGTTTGTTGAAACAAAAAACATGAGAATGAGTGCTAATGGAACTATATTCAGAACTGATAAAGATTCTATTATTGTAGAAATTTTAAATGATTGGTTTGATAAACGTAAAGACTTTAAAAATAAAATGAAACAAGCTTACAAGTCAGGTGATAAAGAATTAGGTGAATTTTACAATCGCAGACAACACTCAATGAAGATCAAGTTGAATGACGTTTATGGTGTATTCGCTATTAACTCATTTAGATATAGTGATGGTAACTTATTCATAAGTAAAGCAATCACACTAACAGGTCAAAGACTGATACAAGAATCAATCAACTTTGTAAATGAAGAAATAGCAAAAGAGCTTGGAGAAATCTAATATTTATGTTACATTATTAGCGTATGAGTACTACTATTATTTACGAAATACATAGAAATAACATTCCTATTTACATAGGTAAATCTCCTAATCCAAAAACAAGAATAAACGTTCATTGTAATAACTTTGGAAAAGATGTAAAAATGATTTACATAGATGAAGTTCCAACAGAAGATTGGGAATACTGGGAAAAATATTGGATAGCTCAATACAAGTCATGGGGATTCAAACTTGAAAATATTACTCATGGAGGAAATGGATTATCGTTTCATAAACAAGAATCTAAAGATAAGATTAGTGAAAAAATAAAAGGTAGAGTATCACCTAGTAAAGGAAGAAAAATGAGTGAAGAAGAAAAACAACTAAGAAGTCAAAAAGCAAAAGAAAGATTTGATAAAAATAACCACCCATCAAAAGGGAAAGTATTTGATTCATGGCCAACAGGAGAAAATCACGGACATTTTGGTAAAATCAAAACCAACGAAACAAAACAAAAAATGAGTAAATCAGCAATAGAAAGACATGAAAGACAGAATAATAACCAGTGATACAGATTCATTATTTTTTGAACTAAAGGATTTGATTGTTCATCGCAATCCAAATGTAAATACAAAAAACCGTGAAGAAATGGTTTCAGTAGGTCTTGAAATAACCTCTGACTACCAAGAAAAAACTAAACCTTTTCTCCAAGATCTTTGTAAGAAATTATTCAACTGCGATAACGAATATTTTGAGTTGAAGCAGGAGGTTTTGATCGAAAGAGGTTATTTTGCTGGTAAAAGAAGATACGCTCAATTTATTGTAAATAAAGAAGGTGTTCCAACAGAAGAATTAGACATTAAAGGAATGGATGTGATGAAATCAAATATGACACCAATGTATGCTGTATTTGGTAAGGGTTTAATTATGGATATTATGTATGGTAAACCTAAAAAAGAAATCGATAAAAAAATTCAAGATTTTAGAAATGAAGTAAAAAACACACACTACAGTAAATTAGCTAAACCAACTGGAGTAAAACAAATTAATAATTATATAGCGTCTAAACCAGCAAGTGGTCAAATATTCAGTAAATTAGGAAATAAATGTCCTATTAATAGTAAGGCCGCAATATTTACAAATGATCTTATTAGATTTAAAGGTTTAGATAAACAATATTCATGTATTGTTGAAGGAGACAAAATAAAGTTCATACCACTTAAGAAAAATCCATATGGTATTGAGGTTCTCGCCTTTACTAATGATAGCCCTCCGTTTATTCATGAGTTCCTTGAAAAATACGCTGATACTGATAGTGGATTTAACAATGTATTACTAAATAAACTACAAGGGATTTATGATGATATTTATGGACCTAACTCATTTCCATCTTTGAATCCAAATGTTGCCAAATTCTTTAATTTCTAACCATATTTATATTATATTATGAAATTAGTAGATTTATTATTAGAAAATCAAAGAGAACAAACAGTCAATAAACTTAAAAAAGACTTTGTTCAAATAAGAGATAAGGAAAATCCTATACCTATGGATCCCAATAAAGTAAGTGAAAAAGAATTCAAATCTTTAATTGATATTGATCCTACTCAAGACGGAAGTTATTTAAAATGGTTGTTTACTCGTTATATGCGTTTAGATCGTAGTGAAAGACAAAGATTTTTTAATGATAATCATAATACTGCTGTAAAAGATTTACTTGGTTTTTTTGAAGTAAATAAAAAGAAACCAAAAGTAGTAGCATTAGGTGGAGCTGATTTTAGTAAAGACATTAACCAATATAAGAGTTTTGAAGACTTTGAATACAAGATGGGTGGTGTGAAAGATAAACTTGAAAAGAGTGGTGCTCCTGAAGGTGAATCTCAAGATAGTATTCCTCCACAAGTAAGACAAGCTTTGATTGATCCTATTAAACTAATAGGAAAAACAAAAAGTGGATACTATGTTTACAAAATACCTCAAATTTGTTATGAAAATGAAGATTGTTATAAAAAATATCTTGTTTTAACAAACTGTGGGGCAAGAGTAAGTTGGTGTACTAGGAATCGACCTAGTTTCAATGATTACTTAAAAAAAGGTCCATATTATTTATTTACTAAACTAGATAATGAAAATCAATATCAGTTGAATTATGAGTCAAATCAACTGAAAAACATGAAAAATGTAAATATTGATGATGAACCTGAATTGAAAAATGAGTTTTTACAGTGGGTTTTAGATAAAGAAGGAAGAGTACCACCAAAAGCATTCAATACTAACTTAGATTTAAGTAAATTTAAAATTGGAAACAGTGATGGATTTGACATTTATAAAATAGGACCACTTTATTATTTAGATGCTAAAACAGACAATAAAAACAACTTAGTGTATTATGATAGTGAAGTTGGTAAATTGAAAAATGTTGAAGGACAAGAAGTAGGAGCTAAAAATGCTTTGAAGTATCCTTACATCAACTTAATGAAGTATTTACAAGAAAATAATATTGTAAATAAAGAAAGTATAAGTCCTGATGCTTACAGACATTGGTTAATGATTAGAATCTTAGGAAATATCAATGTGCCTTCTGAAGCTCCTAAAACAATTACTAATAATGTAAATATTAGTAACACAGGATTAAAAATGTTGCCTGACAACTTAACAATAAATGGAAACTTGAATTTATCAAACAATCCAGATTTCAAACAATTGCCTAAAAATTTAAAAGTAAATGGTGTTTTAGATATTACTAATACAGGTATCTCTAATGTTCCGCCTGGCACAGCCAAAGAAGTAATACAATAATAAAGAGGCTTGGTTTTCCAAGCCTTTTTTGTTATATTATTAATATAAGTTATGGAAAAGAAAAATATCACTCAAGTTATTGATAAATACCATTTAAATGGTTTAGTAGAATCTGTTACATGGAATAGTACAGAAGATGATGGAATGAGTGTAAAATTTATTACTCCAACTAAAGACTGTGCTGGTTTAGTATCTACTACTAAAGACTTAGGACTTGGTAAAAATGATATTAGTATTTATAGTACTTCTCAATTTAATAAATTGTTAACCATTATGGATATAGCTATGGTTAACATTGAAGTTATTACAGGAAATCAAGGTATTCCATATCAATTAAAAGTTAATGATAATGACTTTGACTTAGATTTTTATTTGTCTAGTGAAGACTTAATTCCAAGTGTTCCAAATATTAATGAACCTGAAGAATATGATGTTGAATTTTCAATTGATGAAGATTTTACTAAAAATTTCACCAAAGCACATTCAGCATTAGATAAACCAGGTAGGTTTGAAATTGGATGTAAAAAAATTGATGATATTAAACATGTTGAATTAACAGTAGGAGACTCAGCTACTTTTGCTAATAAAATTAAAATGGTTCAACCATGTGAATACACAATTGGTATTGAACCAATGGCATTTTCAGCTAATATAGTTAAAGAAATTTTAGCAGTCAATAAATCAGCTAATGGTAAAGCTAAAATTAATGAAGAAGGATTGTTAAAATTAGAATTTACTGAAGATGATATAACATCAACATATTTTGTTGTAAAATTAGCTGAATAATATATTTATCACAAATGGCTAGATCTATTTATACTATAAAAGGTGTTTTGTTTTTAAGTACAAGTAACACAGAAAAAACACAAGGTGAAATTAACGATGAAATTCGTTCAATTGCTGGTGTTGTCACTTTAAATACTCGTCGTGTTGATAAAGACAGAATAGCTGTAGTAGTAAAAACCGATCCTTATCCTTATGGGGGTAAATTTAATGAAGAAGTTTACAATAAAATACTAGCTGAAATTTTAGAAATTCCAGGTGTACGTAAATTCAATGTAAATGAATCTCCATTTGTGAAACCTGAACCAAAAGTTCAAAATAATCCAATTCCAGTTGCGCCACAAAATAAAATAAGTTCTAATGTTAAACAAGGAAATAATCAACGTCCAGGACAAATTATACCTGGTAGAAAATAAAATCGCAGATCATAAAGACATTGATCCTAAATGGATCAAATACAAAAAAGGATACGATAAAGTATTCAAATCTAATGGTTTTTATTACTTTGTAATGGAAATACAAGATGTCAAACCATTTGAAGATAATCAATTATCTTTGGAATTCCCAGGAGAAAATGTTATATTATAATTATGGAAAGAAAAGTTTTGAGAAAAAAATCTAGAGAAGAGACTAGTTCAAAAATTGAAGATGAGGCAATTAGTCCTTATGTAATTTATTTTGATGGTTTTTGCTACACTGTAGTTAAACCTAAAGAAAGAGGTACTGATGAAAACATTGGTTACTACAATAGTTTTAGTAATACTTTAAAATCAATAGCTAAATTATTAGTTAATGATACTAAAACAACTACAATAGCTGATTTTATTAAACGTTATGATGAAATAATGACAAAATTAAGTAATAAATTTGATATATGAAAACACTAAAACCAGTAAATGGACATATGGTCCTAAGACAAGTTGAAGAAGAAGAACAAATGGCAGGAGCTATTTATCTTCCAGATTTGGGAAAAGAAAAATCGTTGGTATGTGAGGTTATTGATGTAAGTCCTACATATAACTTCCATAGAGGCGAGTCAAAAGATTCTGAATTGAAACAAGGAGACATAGTTTTGGTGCCTAGAATGGGTAGCCAAATTATTTCACTTGACAATGAAGATTATGTAATTTGTAAAGAAACAGATATTATAGGAATTGTAAAATGAGCACAAAAACATTATTCGGAACCGAATTAAAACAAAAATTACTAGATGGTATTCTTAAATTGAATGCTAGTGTAAGTTCAACTTTAGGCCCAGGCGGCAGAAATGTACTAATTAATGAAGCTGATGGAACTATTAAAGCAACTAAAGATGGTGTTAGTGTAGCTAAAAGTTTTCATAAATTAGATGATGACATTGAAAATATTGGAGCACAACTTGTAAAACAAGTAGCAATAAAATCAGCGAATGAAGCTGGTGATGGTACTACTACTTCTACTCTTTTAGCAACTGTTATGATTGAAGAAGGAATGAAATTAATTGAAAAAGGTACTAATGTTGTTGAAGTAAAACAACAAATGGAAATAGCAGTAACTGAAGTTATTGATGAATTAAAAGCATTATCTGTTCCTGTTACTTCAAATGAACAGTTATTTAACATTGCTACAATTTCAGGAAATAATGATGAAGAAATTGGTCGTTTATTAGCAGATGCAATTGAAGAAGTTGGATATGATGGTATTGTTACTATTGAATCTAGTAAAACAGGTGAAACAATATTAGACTTTGTTGAAGGTATGCAGTTTGAAAGAGGTTATAAATCACCTTATTTTGTAACTGACAATACTACAATGAAAGCAGTATTAAATGATCCAATGATTTTATTAGTAGACGGTGTTATTAATTCAGCAGCTGAACTAGTTCCTGTACTACAAAAAGCAAGTGGTGAAAATAAATCATTAGTAATTGTAGCTGAGGAATTTGGTGAGGAAGCATTAGCAGTATTATTAATTAATAAATCAAGAGGAGTAATTAAAGCATGTGCTGTTAAAGCACCAGACTATGGTGATCGTAGAACTTTATTATTAGAAGACATGGCTACATTAACAGGTGGACAAGTTGTTAGTGTTAAAAAACAAGGTATTAAACTTGAAAAAGTTGTAGGTCCTATGTTAGAACAGTGTTTAGGTAATGCTAGAATGGTAACTATTACTAAAGAATCAACAACTATTGTTGATGGTAAAGGAAGTAGTGAAGCATTAGAAACAAGAGCAGAAGAATTAAAAAATCAAATTGACAATGCTCAATCAATGTTTGAAAAAGAAAAACTACAAGAACGTTTAGCTAAATTAAGCGGTGGTGTGGCTATCATTTCAGTTGGTGGAAACAGTGATCTTGAAATTAAAGAAAAAAGAGATCGTGTTGAAGATGCATTATATGCAACTAAAGCTGCTTTAGCAGAAGGCATTATTCCCGGTGGTGGATGGCCATTAGCTAATATTGCTTTAGGTATGACTCAAGAAACTTTAGGTAAAAAGATTATTGCTAAAGCCATTAGTAGTCCATTCTATAAAATTATGGAAAACGCAGGATTAGAAGTAGCACCTAATACAATTGAGGAATTAATCAAATCAGTAGACTTAACATACAATGCTAAAACTAAAGAAGTAGTTAATGCTTATGAAGCTGGTATTTTAGATCCATTTAAAGTAACAAGAGTAGCACTAGAAAATGCATTATCAGTAGCTAGTACTATTTTAACTTCAGAAAGTGTTATTTTTGAAGAAAAGAAAGATGATGCACAACCAATGATGGATATGGGTATGGGATACTAATCCCTCCCATATTTATTATAGATGAAAAAGTTTGTTTTATTGTTGTGTCTTTTACCACAAGTTTTATGTTCTCAAATTAATGTTCATAAAACTGAAGATGGTTGGGACTCAATAGTAAAACAAGCTATTCTTCTAATAGCTAAAACATCTCCTACACATTATAAAATGTTAGTAGAACATGTAGATGTTATTGAATTTTGGAATAAAGATTATTCATCAAATACTGTAGTTGACGGAAAAGGAGTTGTATTAGTTTCATCAAAAGACATTAAGCTAAATAGTTTAAATAACATAGCTGCTGTTTTAGTACATGAAACTTACCATTTACATTTGATGGCTATGCCATACATTTTATCTGGTCATGAAGAAGAGTATCAAGCGTATTCATTTGAACTAAAGTTTTTAAAATTGTTGCAGAATGTTGAACCCAATTTAATTGAGTTTACAAAAGAACAAGTAAAACTTTGGAACATAAAATGAAAAAACTAATATTATTGCTTCTTACTGCTATGGTTGCAGTATTAGCCTTCACTCAAAAATCAACGTTTGTATCTAAAACATTTTTAGATTCAACCAATGTAAATTGTAAAACATTTATAAACGTTTTACAGAAGTTAAAAAATAGTCCATATTTATCATTAAATAAATAAACAATGGCTTTACCTGTATCATTTAACGAATTTAAAAATAACCCAGTAAGTGCAATAGCATTTATTATGTTATCTGTTGTGGGCTATCTTTACTATGATTCAATTTCTACTAAAAAAGAAATTTTAGAAGACTGTAAAAAAATAAGTGAAGTCCAAGCAGTTAAAATTGAAAATATGGCTCGTCAATTAAAAAGAAATGACAGTTTAGTTGCTGTTTATACTTATGAAAATCAATTTTATATGACAGCAATTGAAGGTTATAATGAAAGTTTACTACTTAAAAACAAGAAAAAATAATGGGTTGGTTTAAAGATTTAGTCGATGACAATAATTCAATTAATGAGAAATCAGTAGTTGGATTTATTGCTTTTTCATTAATGTGTATTGCATTTATTGTTGATATTATTACTGGTTATTTAGGGAAAGAATTAGTTATCAATAGAATGATCTTTGATGGTTTTATGATAATTGTATTAGGAAGTTTTGCTATTGGTTCTGTAGATAAATTTATTAATAAAAGTAAACCATCTGATAAATCAGAAGAAACAAAAGAAAACGAAGTAGGATGAAATCAAGTTTATTAGTATTATCGTTTACCACTATTTGTGCATTTGTGTGTACTTACTTTATGAAGTTAACCGCTGATAATGCTGAACAGTATCTAGCCTTGGTAGCTGTAATATTTTTTGATGGTTTCATGGGTGTGTGGGCAGGAGTAAAAACTGAAGGTTTTCAAACAAGAAAAGCATTAAAAGTACTTCAAACACTAGTAGTTTGGGTTATAATGTTAACATGCATATTAATGATTGAAATAGGATTTAAAGGTACAAGTTGGCTAAGTGAAACAGTAATGGCACCATTTATTGTATTCCAATTAATAAGTGCTTTAAAAAATGCAAATAGAGCTAAATTAATACAAAACGAGTTATTAACAATACTTCTTAATAAAATTGATCAACATAAAGAAAAATAAATATGTTATTAAAAAAAGGTGACGTAAATGAAGACGTTAAAAAATTACAAATTAAATTAGGTGTAGAACCTATAGGAACATTTGGTCCTAAAACAGAAGAAGCTGTTAAGATATGGCAAAAAACAAATGGATTAGATGATGATGGTGTAGTAGGAGATGATACTTGGAATAAAATATTTGGAGTAACTTCAACACCAACTGTAACTTCTTCATTTAAACTTGATAAATTAAAAGGACACATTCCTGATTCTGTAATAGCAGCAATTCCTGATACAGCGGCTAAGTTTAATATTACAAATGTTTTACGTTTAGCTCATTTCCTTGCACAGGCAGGACATGAATCCGGACAATTTAAAGCTACATCAGAAAATTTAAATTATAGTTCAAAAGGCTTATTAGGTATTTTTCCTAAATATTTTACTCCTGCTTTAGCAGAATCTTATGCTCGTCAACCTGAAAAAATTGCTAATAGAGTTTATGGTGGTAGAATGGGTAATGGAGTAGAAACAACAGGAGAAGGATTTAAATTTAGAGGAAGAGGTTATATTCAATTAACAGGTAAAGACAATTATACTCAGTTTGATAAAACTGTTCCAGAAGACATTTTAGTTAATCCTGATCTAGTATCAACTAAATATGCTTTAGCAAGTGCCGCTTGGTTTTTTAATAAAAATAGTCTTTGGGCTATTTGTGATAAAGGAGCAGATGAGGCTACAATAACAGCAGTAACAAAAAGAGTCAATGGTGGAACTATTGGACTACCAGATAGAATTAAACATTTCAACGAATACTACAACTTACTAAAATAAAAACAAACATGAAAAAAATCACTTTACTCGTATTAAGCATCGTAGCATTGGCTAGCGCTGCTTCAGCTCAAACTGTTAACCAAGCAGATTTCACCTCTAATCCTGATAAATTCAAAGGAATGTCAATTACTATTGATGGTGTTAATTTACATCCTAATACAACTGTACCTAGTGTAGCTGTTGGTGGTCCAGCAGTGGTTTCTGTGGGTGCTGGTTCAAGTCCTTCTGGAAATAATTTAGTAGCTAAATGTAATGCTCCTCGCAGTTATAAAGCAATTGATATTGATTTTCCATCTAACTCATCTTTTACTAAATGTTTTTACATGCTTGAATCAGTTTACAATAGTTTACCTCATGCTCAAGATGTAATTAAAGCACAAATCACTTTTAAAGGTGAACAAAAACTTGGTTATATTATTACTTTATTTAAATTATAATATTTAAAATAATTACTTATAAGAGAGCTTGGTTTTCCAAGCTCTTTTTGTTATTATATATTAAGTATAAAAAAAAATAAAAATTGGCTTTTTTAAAAAAATTTGTTATATTATATAAGATGAAAAAGTTATTATTAGTATTAACAGTAGTAGGATTAGTGGCATGTGCACCATCAACACCAAGTTCAAATAGTGAAATTGACACCACAGTTTGTGATTCAATTTATAAAGACTCGTTAACTTTGATGGATTTAATTGGAGTTAGACAAGTAGTAGAAATGGATAAACATCCAGAACGTTATTAAAAAATAACAAGCCCCCTTAGCTCAATTGGTAGAGCATCTCACTTGTAATGAGAAGGTTTTCAGTTCGATTCTGGAAGGTGGCTCTAGCGGATTAGTGTAATGGTAACACAAAAGGCTCATAACCTTTAATTCACGTTCGAGTCGTGGTCCGCTCCTAAAAATAAAGTATATGAATTTAACAAAAGCATTAAAACACAAAAAGAAACTTGTAAAGCAAATTGATGAAATGTATATTCGTTTCAGTAAGTTTAATTCAACTGTAAAAGGATCTACTGGTTATGCTCCTTCTGTTGCTTATGATGAATGGGTTAGATTAACTAATGAGTTAATTGATTTAAAAACTAAAATCCACATTGCAAACACAGGTATTGCTAGTAAGATTTTTAAATTAGGTGAATTAAAAAGCATGGCTGCTAAACTTCGTAATGTTGAAACCAAAGAAGGTGTACATCGTGACAGATATGGAGATGGTAATGAAATCGAGTATGTAGCTTATATGAACCTGTTTGATAAGGATGCTAGAGTAAAGGAATTAGAAGAGCAAATTGAAACTCTTCAAGAAGAAATTGAGGCATATAATGCTCTCACAATGATATAACCAATTTAAAGAGTAGAGTTGAATGAGTAGCACCGTCTTCGGACGTCTCTGATAGAGATTACTATCTAACGATAACATGATGCTTTGATATTGATATTGATGAATGCCTTAAGATTCAAAATTCAAGATTTAAAAAAGAAAAACTCAAAAATTAAAACTTTTCAGCAAAAGTTTAACTCTACTCTACTTTGGTTTAAAATTAGTCAGGTGGCGGAATAGTAACGTAAGTTCAAATCCTACATCTTCCGCAAAATATACAGGTGTGTAGCTCAACTGGTAGAGCACTGGTCTCCAAAACCAGGTTTGTTGGGAGTTCGAATCTCTCCATGCCTGCTCGAATGTTTTTTATAATCTTTGACATATTTATTATTGATGGTAGATATTAAAAATAATATAGATAAAATTTTATCTGGAGAAATAAAACTACAATATGGTAGTTCTATAAGAAAATATATTATATTAAATAATGTGTTTGAATATAAATGTAATAAATGTGGTATTAATGAATGGATGGGAGAAAAAATTACATTAGAAATAGAACATAAAGATGGAGATAATTGGAATAATAAAAAAGAAAATTTAGAATTTTTATGTCCTAATTGTCATTCATTAACATCTACATTTAGAAAAAAGAAAAGTATAAAACAAAAAACAAACATAAGTGATGAAAAAATAATAGAAGCGTTAAAAAATAACAAAAATATAAATCAAACACTAGTATCTCTAGGAATGGATAATTCAGGAGGTAACTATAAAAGAGTATTAAAAATATGTCAAACCAATAAAATAGAAATACCTAAAATAAAAAAAGAAGAATCAAAATATAATAAAAAATTAACTGAAAGAATTAATAACATTATAAAAGCTGAAATTGATTTTACTCAACGAGGATGGAGATTAAAAGTAGAAAAAGTAACAGGTATTCATCCACAAAGAGCAGATAAATTTATAATAAAATACTTTCCAGAATTAAAAGATATTTTGTATAAACATAAAGATAAAAAATAAATTACCTCCTCGTCTAACGGCAGGACAATTGGTTTTGGTCCAATTAATTGAGGTTCGAATCCTTGGGAGGTAACAAAGTAAGGTGGTATGTAGCCGTCATCCAATACTAGTTAAGGCTATGGGTGGAGAGGAAAGCCGAGTGGGTCAAAGCCCCTAACACCTCACCATCTTACTTTATTTGCTCCTATCGACAAGCGGTTAAGTCATGTCCCTTTCACGGACAAGTCACGGGTTCGAATCCCGTTAGGAGTACTAATAATGGACCTTTAGCTCAGTTGGTTAGTAGCAGCGCACTCATAATGCGAAGGTCACAGGTTCAAGTCCTGTAGGGTCCACTTAAAAAATTAAAAGAAGTTTGGTTTTCCAAGCTTTTTTTGTTATATTATTAGTATAAAAGGTTATGAAAGAAAAAATTAATTATGATTTAAGATCATACTCAAAAGAAGCACAAATTGCTTTTACTACTACAAGTAATTTTATTAATAATGAAGATCTATATAATAGACTCATTACAATGACTAGTATTTGTCCTAAGTTAGTCTTAGCAGGTTCAGTTTCATTACATGTTTTAGGTTTAATTACATTAGATTTTAAAACCAGAAGCGCTGATTTAGATTTTGCTTTAACAGAACCACTAACTGAAGAAGAATTTGATATTATGAAATCATTGTTTGAATTAGAAGTAGTAGATGATCCATATAATGATGAAATACTCTTAGATGAGGAAATAAATAAAACACCAACTAAAGACATACTTAATAAAAAATTAATTAGACTATGGGATCGTAAGTTGAACATTCATATTGATATTTTCAATGAACAGTATGATAATAATTTTGATACAAAACAAGAAAATTTATATCCAGTTAATTTCACACCCGGTAATAAAGATCCACAGATTGTTTATATTCAACATCCATCAAAAACAATTTCATACAAAGTACGTTATGCATTTTATGAAAGTTATAGGAAAAATAAAAAACATAAAAGTGATTGTATTGATTTTTTATGTAAAGACCATGATAAATTTGTACATCGATTACAACAACTAAGTGGAATTAAAAGAAAATTTAAGCAAGCTTTACAAATAAAATCAGCAAAATTAGAAGATTTGAGATATGTGGTAGATGAAAACACATCTTTTTAATAATATGAGTAAGAAAATAAATACACTTTGGGTTGAAAAACATCGCCCTAAAAACTTAGACACCTACATTGGAAATGAAGCCTTAGTAGAAGATTTGAAAGAATGGATTATAAATCAAGATTTTCCTAACTTATTATTACATGGTAGTCCAGGTACAGGTAAAACAACTGCTGCTAAAATTATTACATCAAATATTGATTGTGATTACTTGTATCTAAATTGTAGTGATGAAAATGGAATTGATGCTATTAGAGACAAAGTAAAACAATTTGCAAGTACAGCTACATTTAAAAAATTAAAAGTAGTTATTTTAGATGAAGCTGATTTTTTGACACTTAATGCTCAAGCTGCTTTACGTAATATAATTGAGACATTTAGTTTACAAACTCGTTTCATATTCACGTGTAATTTCGCAGACAGAATTATTTCACCGCTCCATTCAAGACTAGCAAGTTATGCGTTAAATTCGCTTACTCCCAAACAACTTTATGAACATTGTTTGAGTATACTCAACCAAGAAAATGTTGAATATGATAAAAAAGAAGTAGTATCTATTGTAAAAACATTTCATCCGGATATTCGTAAAACACTAAATAATTTACAAGCATGTGTTAGAAATAATGTATTAATAACTACTGGTAAAAGTTTTACTAAGTCAAATTATGTTCAAGACATTATTGATAAATTACAAACCAAAGACGCTTTTACTGAAATTAGACAAATTGTAGCAGACAATGGAGTAAAAGACTTTACTGAAATATACAGAGCATTGTATGATAATACAACTAATGCTAAATCTATTATTACAATTGCTGAAGGAATTCACAACTCAATGAATTCACCAGACAAAGAAATTACATTTATGAGTACAATAGCAAAATTACTTGAAAAATAAATAATTATATATATGAATAATGCACCTAAATTAAATGTAAGTCTTGATAAGACAACAGCCATGACTTGTGATGAGTGTGGACATGAAGTATTCCAAGAAGGAATGATGTTAAGAAAAGTAAGTAAGTTCTTAACAGGTAATCCTCAAGATGGACTAGTACCAATTCCAGTATTTCAATGTACTAAATGTGGACATGTAAATCAAGAATTCTTACCTAAAGAACTACAAACAAAAGATTAATGACTATGTTTGATGACATTTTATGATATTTATCATTGATGATAGGTATTTATAAGATTACATCTCCTAATAATAAGGTTTACATAGGTAAGTCTATTGATTTAGATGAAAGAAAATCTTCCTATAAGTATGAAGGAAGAAGACAGAAACAACATAAATTAAATAATTCCGTAAATAAGTACGGATGGGAAAAACATTTGTTTGAAATAATAGAAATTTGTGAAGTTGAAAATCTAAATGATAAAGAAATATATTGGATTGATTTCTATAATAGTGTAGAAGAAGGTCTAAATATAATGTATGGAGGACAAGGAGGTAAACATAGTCAAGAAGTTAAAGATAAAAAATCTAAATCAATGATGGGTAAAAAACCTTCACTTGAAACTAGACAAAAAATGAGTCAATCTAAAAAAGGACATTCAATGTATGATGAAACTTGGAGAAAAAGAATGCAAGAAGGAGCTTGGAAAAGTAAAGCTAGTTCTAAATATATTCTTCAATATGATTTAGATGGAAATTTTATTAAAGAATGGGAATCCAAAAAACAAGCAGGTAAAGAATTAAAAATAAATCCAGTAAGTATAGCTAATAACACCTGTGGTATTAGTAAAAGTGCTGGTGGTTATGTATGGAAAAACAAATAAAAAAGACACTCACACCATTCGATTGGTTAAAACAGATCACAGTTGAAAAACGTGATTGGTCATCTTTTACTGAAGAAGAACAGTCTGGTTTTAATAGTTTTATTATTAATAAGGCATTGTCATTCAATAAAAGCTATATCCAAATAGTGGAAATGGCTATGTTGTACCCAATGCCTCCAGATAAACTTTATGATTTTTATAAAGACATTATTCCAAAGAAACCAATGTGGAATAAGTGGGTAAAATCAAATGTAAAATGGGATGAGGATGAAGTTCAAGTATTAGCTACTTATTTTGAGTGTGGTGCCCGTGAAGTTAAAGAATTTTTTGAAATTTTGTCTTTAGAAGAAAAAAATGTTATATTATTAGAGTTAAAAGGTTTTGAAGGAAAAAAGAAAAATGGAAAACGAAAAAAATCAAAGTAGAATGTATCCACAATACATTGAAGATCCTCATATTAAAATGGACTATAGTTATGTTCAAGAACACACTGGAAAATCTATAGAAAAAAGTAAAGAAGAATATGAGCGTATTATGAAAAATGAGGACACTCATCGTTTGGTTCGTAAGACTGATAGTATTGTTGATGGAGTAGTAGATAGTTTTATTAGTAGAGCTAGTTTTGGTAAACAAAAATACAACAATACTATGGATCGTACTGATTTAAGTGTTGATGAATGGTTAAATCATGCTATTGAAGAACATATGGATGCTATTTTATATTTGAACAAATTAAGACAAGAACTCAATGGCAAAGTATAAAAATGTTACTAGTAAAAAGTTATATGAAATTAATCATATAACTGACAAAACAGTATCATACTCACAGTACTCAATATGGCGCAATTGTCAATACCAGTGGTATTTAAATTATGCTCAAGGTAATTATATTTACGAACCAAGTATTTTTACAGTATTTGGAACTGCTATACATAATACACTTCAGTCTTACTTAACTAAAGTATACACTGTTTCTAATAAAAAAGCTGATGAACAAGATTGGGAACAATTTTTTAAAGATGATTTCATGGAGGAATACAAAAAACAACTTAAAGAAACTAAAGGTGTACATTTTTCAACTCCTGATGAAATGAAAGAATTTTATGATGATGGTATTGAAATTATTAAAGCATTTAAAAAAGATAAGTCAAAATGGTTTGGTATTAGAAATTGGGAACTTGTAGGTATTGAAGTACCAATTATTTATAAATTAGAAGGCAAACAAAATTTGTATATGAAAGGTTTTATTGATGTTGTAGTACATGATAAAACATATGATGCTTATTATATTTATGATTTCAAAACATCTTATAAAGGTTGGGGAGACAAAGAAAAACGTGATCAAACTAAACTACAACAAATACTTTTATATAAACAATACTTTAGTGACTTATACAATGTTTCATTAGATCAAATTGAAGTTGAATTTATTGTATTAAAACGTAAAGTGTGGGACAGTCCAGATTTTAATATTCCACGTCTACAAGGACTTAAACCAGCTGCTGGTAAAACTAAAATGAAACAAGCAAATACTAACTTTCAAGAGTTTATAAATGAATGTTTTACTAATGATGGTTTGTTTATTTTAGATAAAGAATATCCTAAAAATGTAGGTACAGCTTGTAAATGGTGTAGTTTTGGAAAAAATGGTCTTTGTGATAAAAATGAAAAGAAAACAACATTTTTTTCATAAACTTTTACGTTTTTGATAAATACGTATATATTTATCATCAACAATAAAATTATGGCAACAGCAAGTAAAGACAAGAGTTTAACAAGTTTAAAACTCGAACCACAAATGTTTGAAGATTTCAAAGTTATGTGTGTAAGAACAAAATTCAGTTTATCAAAGTTGGTAGATCGTACAATGCATTATTATATTAATAATGAAGATTTCAGAAAAACAATGCATAATTATAAACATGAATTAACAGGATCAATTTAAATTAGATTTATGAATACAAAAGAAGGTTATATTCCACAAAACAAACGTAAAAAAATTATCTTATTATCAGATGACATGAGAATGCATAGTGGCATTGCTACTATGGCTCGTGAATTTGTAATAGGATCAGCTCATCGATTTAATTGGTTAAATATTGGAGGAGCTATCAATCACCCAGATCAAGGTAAAAAGTTTGATTTATCACCAGAAACTAATAAATTATTAGACATTAGTGATGCTAAAATTGAATTATTGCCTATTAATGGATATGGGGATGCTCAACTAATTAGAGATCTTTTAAAACACGAAAAGCCAGATGCGTTAATGTTTTTTACAGATCCACGTTATTGGATTTGGTTGTTTGACATTGAAAATGAAGTTCGTCGTAAAATACCAATGATTTATTTAAACATTTGGGATGATTATCCAGCACCAATGTATAATGAAGATTACTATGATTCTTGTGACGGATTATTAGCTATCTCTAAACAAACAGAGAATATTAATAAAATTGTATTGGGTGACAAAGCTCACAACAAAATTATTAAATACACACCTCATGGTATTAATGAAAATAATTTTAGACCTATTACACCTACAGATCCAGATTACATTGAATTCAAACGTTTAAAAAGTGAAGTTTTTGGAGGTAAAGAATATGAGTATGTTGTTTATTATAACGCTCGTAATATACGTCGTAAATCATTACCTGATTTAATGGCTGCCTACAGGTTATTTTGTGAACAAATTGGTGAAGAAAAAGCTAAAAAATGTGCTTTTTTAATGCACACTCAAGTTGTGGATGACAATGGAACAGACATGAAAGCTGTAGAAGATTTATTATGTAGTGAAGATTATATGAATATTATTTACTGGGATAAATTAGTATCAGTAGATGATATGAGAAGACTATATAATATGTGTGATGTAACTGCTTTAATTTCATCTAATGAAGGATGGGGTTTAAGTTTAACAGAAGCTATGATGTGTGGTAAAATGATTATTGCAAACTCAACTGGTGGTATGCAAGACCAAATGCGTTTTGAAGATGAAGATGGTAATTGGATTAAATTTGACTCAGAATTTTGTTCAAATCATTTTGGAACATATAAAAAATGTGGTGAATGGGCATTGCCTGTTTGGCCTACAAATATGAGTATACAAGGTTCTCCAATTACTCCATATATTTTTGATGATCGTTGTGACTTCAGAGATGTAGCTAAACGTTTAGTAGAATGTTATGAAATGGGAGCAGATGAAAGAAAACGTAGAGGTGAATTAGCTCGTGAGTGGGTTACATCAACTGAAGCTATGATGACTGCTGATAATATGAGTAAAAATATTATTGAAGGAATTGAAGATACATTAGAAAATTGGACACCTAAAAAACCATTTACATTCACCAAAGTAGAAGAACTACCAGTTAAAAAATTAAGACACAAATTAGTATATTAAGTTATGAGTAAACAATATGTTGTAATAAGTTGTCCTGTAGAAACATACTCAGGATACGGTGCTAGAGCAAGAGATTTTGTTAAAGCAACAATAGAAGCAAAAAAAGATGAGTGGGATGTATGGATTTTATCTCAACGTTGGGGAAACACACCTTATGGTTATTTAGATGATCATGAAGAATGGAATTGGATGAAAAAACATTTAATTGAAGGAAATCAATTAACACAACAGCCTGATGTTTGGATGCAAATTACAATTCCAAATGAATTTCAACCTGTAGGAAAATACAATATTGGTGTAACAGCCGGTATTGAAACAACATTGTGTGATCCATCTTGGATTGATGGTTGTAATCGAATGGATTTGAATTTAATTTCATCAGAACATTCAAAACAAGTATTTTTACAAACTCAAGCAGAACAACGTGACCAACAAGGTAATGTTGTTAGACATATCAAAATTGAAAAACCAATTGAAGTTATTTTTGAAGGTGTTGATTTAAACACATACTTCCATATGGATGATAAAGACATACCTGAAAATGATTTAGTAACGTATCTCGATGAAATTCCCGAGAATTTCGCGTATTTGTTTGTTGGCCATTGGTTAGGTGGGGCTTTAGGTGAAGATCGTAAAAATGTAGGGATGACAATTAAAGTATTTTTAGAAACATTTAAAAATAAGAAAAATGCTCCTTGTTTAATTTTAAAAACATCAAGTGCTGGTGGAAGTATTTTAGATAAAAATAGTATTTTAAATAAAATCAATGAAGTTAGAAAAACAGTAAAAGGTACATTGCCTAACATTTATTTAATTCATGGTGACTTGGAAGAAAAAGAAATTAATTATCTTTATAACCATCTAAAAATTAAAGCAATGATTAATTTAACTAAAGGTGAAGGATTTGGTCGTCCATTATTAGAATTCAGTGTAACTAAAAAACCAATTATATGTTCAGGATGGTCAGGTCAAATAGATTTTTTAAATCCCGAATTTACAAATTTAATTGGAGGTAAATTAACTCAAGTTCACCCATCAGCTGTTGTTCCTAACATTATTTTAGCTGAAAGCGCATGGTATACTGCTGATTATGTTCAAGCTGGACAATTATTAGTTGACATCCATGCTAATTATAAAAAATACATAGATAAAGCAAATCGTCAATCATTTTACAGTAAAACTAATTTTAGTTTTGAAAAAATGACAGAAAAATTAGGTGAGTATTATAAACAGTATGTTAAAGAACAACCTAAATTAGTGTTACCACAATTACCACAATTACCTAAATTAAAGAAAATATAATGGAAGATAAATTAGTAAAATGTAGTCACTGTGAAAGTGAAATGTGTTACGCAACTCCACTAAATGAAACAGCTTGGGCATATAACTGTCCAAGTTGTGGATTTACCGCTAATGATTTTATCAAAGACGGTGAGTATGATGTAGAAAAGTTTGAAGAAACAATGCCCGAACTTTACAAAGACCTAAAATCAATAGACACTGAAGGTAAAATATGGTATCCACTTGTTATTGAAAATGAAGAAGGTATTGTATTCATTGATGGATCAACTAAAGACAATTGGACTTGGTCAGCAATCAAAAATAGAGTATTAACAGAAGAAGAAAAGAAAATTTATGTTGAGCAAGATAAAGAAATACCTAAACATAAATCAGACACAACAACTAAAAGAAATTTTGGAAAAGTTGGTTTTCTTGAAGCAATTTCTTATATTAATGCTGTATGATAAACATTAGTTTTGCTATTACCGCTTGCAATGAAACAGCGGAACTAAAACGTTTAATAGATCAACTCATTAAATGTAAAGTTGATAGTGATGAAATCATTATCCAAATTGATACTCCCAACGCGTCCCAAGAAATGTTAGATTTAATAAGTAATTTTGAAAGAATTGAAAGAGTATTTAGTGAATTAAATGGTGACTTTTCTACTTTTAAAAATAATTTAAAAAAACATTGTAAAAAAGATTATATTTTCTTTATTGATGCTGATGAAGAGGTAAATAAAGATCAAATTGATTTAATTCGTCAAGTGATAGAACTTAATCCAACAATTGATTGTTATTTAATACCACGTATTAATACAGTAGCTGGTTTAACTCAAAAACATATTGGACAATGGGGATGGAGAGTTGATGAACACAATAGAATTAATTTTCCTGATTATCAATATAGAATTTGTAAAAATAAACCAGAAATTAATTGGATTGGTAAAGTACATGAAAAATTAGAAGGTCATACAAATATGGCTTTACTACCAGCTGAAGACATTTATGCTTTAGGTCACCATAAAACAATAACTAAACAAGAAAAACAAAATGCCTTTTACGACACAATCTAATCCACTCACATTTTGTATTAGTACTTTTAACAATTTAGAGTACTTAAAACTAGCTGTAGAATCAGTTAGAAAAAATAGTTTTTTTGACAAAGCACCATTTATCATTCATGCTGAAAATTGTACAGACGGAACAGATCAATGGTTGCGTGATAATAAATTAAAATACAAATATGAGTATTATATTGACAAAAATAATTCATCTAAAGGAATTGGTGGTGGAATGAATTTTTGTGCTGAAAAAGTAACAACAGAATATATTATGTTTTTACATTCTGATTTTTATGTAAGTAATAATTGGGATTTAGCTTGTTTAGAAGAAATTCAAAAACATAAGGAACCAACTTGGGTATTTAGTCATAGAATAGAACCAGATATGTTTGGAAATGGTCAATCACGTCCTGGAACAATTATTGTTCCTAAAAATATTTTTGGTTCTCACTATGATGATTTTGATAAAGAAATACTAGAAGATTGGATGGATCAATTTGTTAGAAGTAACAATTTTACTATTCCTAAAGCTGAAGGTGTGAGTGGTTTGATTCGTAAATCTGATTGGGATAAAATTGGAGGTAATGATCCACAATTTAGTCCAACATCATGGGAAGACATGGATTTATTTTTACGAATGAAAAACGAAGGTTATAAATTTGTGTTAACTTCAAAATCAATGGTATTTCATTTTGGAGCTAGAGGTTCTCATAGATTAGAAGAAAATAATGGTAAATCTTCAGAAAGACAAATAAAATCTGAAGAAATAAATAGATTAAAATTTTTCAACAAATGGGGAGGAATGCCAATATTTGATGAATATGGAATGATAAACGATATTAATTAATAAATAAACAACATGGGATTATTACAACATCACAACGTACAAGATTACATTACCAAATATAATTTGGTTAATTTTGTAGAAACAGGAACAGGACCAGGATGGTCTTTTTCTTACAGCCTTGGACTTCCTTTTAAAAAGTGGCTATCAACAGAAGTTCATAAAGAAACATATGATACGTATTGCACACAATTTATTAATGAAGAAAAAGGTATAACACTTTACAATATGGAAAGTGAAGATTTTATTAAAGGGCCAGTGGCTGAACTTGATAAAAAACCTACATTATTTTTCTTAGATGCTCATTTTCCAGGAACATCAACTGGTGGTGGGTATGATACAGAAAAAGTAGACAATATTAGAATACCACTAGAAAAAGAATTAAGAACTTTAATTTCAGTTAGAAACTGTAAAAAAGATGTTTTTATTATTGATGATTTGAGAATATACATTGATGGACCATTTGAAGGTGGAAATTGGACTGAAAGAAATGTATTAGGTGGAGATGGAATTGATTTTGTTTATGATTGTTTTGGTGACACTCATAATATTGAATTATCTTATAAAGATCAAGGTTATATTATTATTACACCAATTAAATAAATATGGTAAATACTATTGATTTTAATGGAATGTTGTATCCAAAATTTCAAACTGAAGGTTTCGCGGCTAGATTTGCTTTTCCGTTTGCTCAACAAGTATGTAAAGGAGAAGGATATGATATTGGATGTATGAAACCAGAATGGTCATTTGAAGGTTCAACACCTATTGATTTAAGTTTTGATGATGGTTACCATGCTACTAATTTACCTAAACAAAATGTTGATTATATTTTTTCTAGCCATTGTTTAGAACATATAGTTGATTGGGTAGGAACTATGGATTATTGGTATGAAACATTAAAACCAAATGGAACTTTATTTTTATATCTACCTGATTATTCTCAAGAATATTGGAGACCATGGAATAACAGAAAACATGTTCATATTTTTAGTCCTACTATTATTAAAGACTATTTAATAAATAAAGGATATAAAAATATTTTTGTATCTGGAGTAGATTTGTACAATGCTTTTATGGTAATGGCTGAAAAATAATAGTTTATGGATAAAAGACAAATAAGTTCAAATCCAATTGGAGGAACACTATTACAAGAACATGCTTTAACTTCACTAGTTAATATATCAAAAATGACTAGTGAGTTAAAAGGATGTATTGCTGAGGTAGGGGTATATAAAGGAGGATCATTATTAAAATTAGTTAATGAATTTCCTAATGATCAAATTTATGGTTTTGATACATTTGAAGGAATGCCTGAAGTAAGTGAATATGATAATATTCATATTGAGGGAGATTTTTATGATACTTCTTTTGGAGAAGTTAAAAATTTATTTATAAATAATTCTAATGTTACTATATTAAAAGGAGAATTTCCTAAAACAAACTCAAATATCGTTAAAGATAAAATGTTTAAGTTTGTACATCTAGATGTAGACATTTATTCAAGTTATAAATTAGGACTTGAATTTTTCTATCCTAGAATGGTAAAAGGTGGAATTATTTTATGTGATGATTATAATGCTGGTTCATGTTTAGGAGCTAAAACAGCTGTTGATGAATTTGTAAATAAACATGGGCTGACATTAATGTATGGTGAAGATTGGCAAGCTTATTTTATAATATGATTTTTACAAACGTTAGTTGGATTGGAGATTTTTTTATGTTATGGCCTGTAGCGTCATGGTACTATAAAACACATAATGAAAAAATACATTTTGTAGTTTCACAGAATTATTACATGTATGATAAAGTTAAAAAATTCTTAGAACATCAAGAGTTTTGTGAAAAAGTAACTTTAATAGATATAGGATCAGATGCTTGGGACTTAAATAATTGGAGATTCAATCCAGCTGATTTTGGTATAGAAGGAAAATATTATAATTTTGGTTTTGTACCTGGAACTAGTATAGATGTTTACATGTCAGAGTATTATGCTAAATTAAATAATTTAGATTATGATCGTGAAATGACATTAAAACTAATTAATTTTCCAGATACTATTATATATTCAAAAGTTACTATTCCTGTAGCCCACCAATTAAATGGATTTTGGGGACAATGGAAATCAATGATGCCTTTTGATATTGTTGAATTAGACACAAACTCAAGTTTTGAAGAAAATGTTTATAAGGCGTATCATGCTGATGAACGACATTTAGGAAGTAGTTCTTTACCTATAGTATTAGATATGTTAGGTGTAAGATCAACAATTTATGCTGGTCAAGGTTTTCCAGAAAATGTATTTTTTAAACAAAATCATAATATTATAAAAGTATGAAATTATTAAGTTTGATTCCAAATTATGGGACTCACCAAAATCACTTTTTAGAAAAAATATTAGAAGAATACTCTAAATTTACTAAAATTGAAGTTGATGTGGTTTTATTTACTACTGAAGATTTTATATATAATGGACCAGTAAATGTAGATATTATAAAATACAATGATAATATTGGAACAGCATTGTCTATAGAACCTAGAAATTATGCTTTCAATAATGTCAATAAGTATGATTTATATATGCATCAAGAAAATGATACTTTAATAACTGAAGATAATGTATTAGCATTTATTGAAGGTCAAAATAAACTAAATTCAGAAACACCTGATGTTTATATTCATGGTTTTGTAAGATATGAAAATACTAATAACAACATTTATTTAATAGATATGCATAAAGCTAATGTGCATTCTATAGGTAAAATAATTAATAATAAGTTAGAAGTAGACAATGTACATCAAGGTGGATGGATAGTGAACAATAATCAATTAAATATTCTAAAAAATAAAAATATAAATTATGGCACTTCATTAGAAGACTCATGTAGTAATTTTTATTATTCTCCAAAATGGCCAGGTCATCAACAAGGTATACCTAAGTATATTTATGAAGATTTAATTTCACGGTCTATTATATTTCATATGCCTAATAAATACTCAACTTTAGATTCTAATTATTTAACACTTGACGAATTAATAAAATGAGAGTACTTTTTATATCAAAAGCAGACTTACCTGACTTTCAAAGTGATATGATATTCCATGGTGGTCGTTCAGTATTAGGTGAAAATTTTATAGACTATAATAAATTATGGTATATGTATAAAAATGATAAAAACCAATATTGGAATACACGTGTGCCTGAAAATGGAAGAAGCTATGGAAGAGGATTTACATTATATGGTCAATTTGATAATATAGATGTAGACCGTAGTAATATAAAAGAAAAAATAGAAAATCATTTTTTTGATAAAATAATATATGGTTCTTTTACAAGATGTTTGGATTTTATTGAAGATGTTGTTAAATTCTATAGTAGAAAAGACATTATTTTAGTAGATGGAGAAGATGATCAAAATATTAGAGAAGATGTTTTACAATATGGAACATATTATAAACGTGAACTAGTATTTAAACCAACTGATTTTATTAAACCTATATATTTTGCTATTCCAAAATATTTAATAGTACATAAAATGCCAAATAAATCACAAGACTACGCTACAATAATACCAGGTGATTTATCAACATACATTTATGATGATGAAACAAGTTATTTTGAAGGTTATCAAAAATCATGGTTTGGTGTTACATTTAAAAAAGGTGGATGGGATTGTTTAAGACATTATGAGATTTTAATGAATGGTTGTATTCCATTTTTTCCTAATTTAAATGAATGTCCAGAGTATACTATGTTTACATTTCCTAAAGATTTAATTATAAAATGTAATTCTAATATAAGTGAATTAAATGAAGATGATTTAATAAATTATACAAATCAATTAATAGATTATACTAGAAATTATTTAACAACAGAAAAATTATTTAATTATATAATAAATGACTAATTTAGTAGTAATGCCTAATTACAGAAAAACAGGACCTGAGCCGTTATTTGTAACAAATTGTAAAAAAGCATGGAAATCATGGTGTGAACAAAATAATTGTAAGTTTTTAGAATTAAATGAACCTATAGCAGATTTTGAATCAATAACTCCACAAATGCAAAAAATGTGGACATTAGACATATTATTATACAATAATATTGAATTTGATCAAGTAGCACAAGTAGACTATGATACATTTCCTTTACCACATTGTGGTGATTTTTTTAGTAAAACCAATAATAAATTTGGTGCTGTATTAGATAATGGTTTTGGTCCATCTTTAAATAGATCATCAAAAATGGTTCAAAAACATTGGTACAATGATATAACAGTAAATTGGGATAATTATTTTAATTCTGGTTTTATTATTTATAATAAAATACATGAACCTGTATTTAAAGAAATACAAACATTTTATAAAGAAAAATCATCAGAATGGTGTTCAATAAACAAATCACCAAATTTAACTGATGATCAAACTTTATTGAATTTTGAATTAAGAAAACAAAATTTTGATGTAGTTTTATTAGACCGAAGTTATAATGTACTTGATTGGCATTGTAAAAACTTTTTTGCTAATTACATTGATGATTTAGGAAGAGAAATAAACGCTGTTGACAATATTAGAGACTGTATTAATATTTTTCATATTACTGGAGATGAGAATTTCAGAAATTTAGCGTCAACTTTTTTAATAGATAATTTTTATACAAATGTTAGATAGATTACAAATTTTAAACTACGATGGATTTAATCCAAAATTTATTGTTGATGTTGGAGCACACATTGGTGATTTTGCTAAAACATGTAAATCACTATGGCCTCAAACTGACATACATATGTTTGAAGCTAATCCAAATGCTGAAGAAATACTAAAACAAACTGGTTATCCATATACTATAGGACTACTTACAGATAATGTAGGAGACAAACATACTTATTATATGACAGATAAATGGTTGTTAAGTTCTGGAAATTCAATTTATAAAGAAAATACATCAGATTTTGATGAACAATATTTAGTAAAAACTGACTTAATTTCAAACACATTAGATAATTTATTAGATAATAGAGATATTGATTTATTAAAATTAGATACTCAAGGATCTGAAATAAAAATATTAAATGGTGCTTTAAAAGCAGTTAGTAGAACTAAATACATATTAATTGAATGTAGTGTCTTTGAATATAATAAAGGCGGATGTTTAATTGGTGATGTTTTTCAATTTATGAATGAACATAACTTTAAATTAAAAGACATAGTAGATTTAAGTTTTTTAAATGAAGGAGTTACTTTAAATCAAGTTGATTTGTTATTTGAAAGAAATGGATAAAATAGTTTTATATACTAAAACTTATTCTAAAGACTTAGATAGATTAAAAGTATCTATTGAATCAATTAAGAATAATAATGTAGATAATATACCATACTACATATCTGTTCCTAAGTCTGAATTAGAATTATTTAAAAATAATGTTGATGTGAATTATGTTAATATAATAGCAGATGAAGATATATTTGACATCTCACAACAAACATGGAAAACACAACAAACTGTTAAAAGTAATTTTTGGAGATTAAATCTATGTGAAAATTACGTAATGTTAGACTCAGATTCGTATTTTATTAAACCGTTTAAATACTCTGACTTTATGTATGATGATACTACTCCTTATACTGTGTTACATGAACAAAAAGATTTGTTTGATTGGACTAGTAGATACGGTAAAGAAGTATTAGGATTTGATCCATATCAAAGTTATTGTGATGAAAGACATAAAATAATGGAAGTTTTTGGAAGACAAGGAAGAGTATTTGACTTTGGTCCAGGTCCTGTTATTTGGTCTAGTAAAGTATGGAAAAGTTTAGATGAAATTTATTTACAATCAAATTCTTTAAATTTTTCTAATTTAATTGATTTTTGTTCTTCAGAATTTACTTGGTATGGAGAATGGTTATTATATAATAAAACAATAGATATAATACCTATAGAACCTATTTTTAAATTTATGCATTTCAAACCACAATATGAGTATTTTAAACAATTAGGTTATACTGAGGAACATTTTAAACAAAATTATTTTGGAATAGTTATGCAGTCTAATTGGAATTCACCTTTTAAATTTTAAACATGTTAGTAGCAACACTTAATCATAATCTGCCTCAATGGACAGATAATTTAGTAAATCAATTAAAACGAGATCCATTATTCACTAAATGTGAATTAATGGTAATAGACAATGGATCTAAAGAATCTTTAGCTCAATCAACTACCCATAGATTAGAAGAAAATATTTTCTTTGGTGGTGGGTTGAATGCGGCTTTAGAATACTTTTTAAACACAGATCATGAGTATTTATATTTTTTAAATAATGACTTAGTATTTCATGGTCCTTCATTCTTAACAACATCATTACGTGAAGCTAAAGAATCAGACGCTAGTATTTACTCAGCGACTGTAATTAATGCTTCAATGGAACAGTGTTTTTGGAAACAGATGTGGAATTGGGGAGGTGGATTAAGACCAGTTAGATGGATTGATTTTCAAGCTCCTCTAATTAGAAGAGACATAGCTGAAAAAATACAACATTTTCCAGATGAATTAATTTATGGATGGGGATTAGATTTTTATGCTGGTTGTGTAGGTGAAAAATATGGATTTAAAACTATAGTAAGTGACAACCATACTATTACTCATATGAATTCATTAACATTTAAAGAAAATAAAATAAATATTGGTGTTAATGAATTTTGTAGAAATGCTGAAACAAATATGAATTCTTATTTTGGTAAAAGTGAGTATTCTTTGTTATACTATGATTTAAGACAATACGGACAAAATTATGATTTCAATAGTAATACCATCCCACAATAATCTTAGGCATTTAAAAAATGCTTATCAATCAATTAAAAAACACGCTCCTGAAGTGGAAATTGTTTTATTAGATGATGCTTCCACAGATGATACTTGGGGGTGGATGTTGAAAATAGCATCATTAGACAGAAATGTAAAAATTTATCAAAGTCCAACTCGTGACGGCCATACAGTATTGTATGATTTAGGTATTCAAATGGCTACTAATGATATTGTAGGTATTATGCATGCTGATATGATTATGGGTCCTAATTATGTTGAAAATACTATTAAACATTTAAGACCAGGTAAAGTAGTATGTGGAACTAGAATTGAACCACCTTTACATCCACCAGGTCCTGAAAAAATTATTCAAAACTTTGGATTAGACTTTGATGATTTAAATATTGAAGCATTTGAAAATTATGTTAATGAAATTCAACCTATTCATAATAATGAAACTACTAAAGGCATGTTTGCCCCATGGGTAATTTATAAAGACGATTTCCAAAGAATTGGAGGTCATGATTGGGGTTTTGCTCCATTCCCATATGAAGACAGTGACATCTTTCAAAGATGGTTGTTAGCAGGTTATGAATTAATTCAAAGTAGAGATGCTTTTGTTTATCATTTAACATGTAGAGGACACAGATGGAGTGAAAAAATAGGTGTAAATGATGATTATTTTAAAATAGCTGAAGAAAAAGCAAAACAATATTATATTAAAAAATGGGGTTCGTGGATTAAAAATGACTCTAATCAACATCCAATACTCACACCTGTTTACCGTAAATGCGCAATTATTTCTAATTATCAACCAAGTCCATTAGATGATTGGTTTAATGAAGTAAACCCAACAAATTCTAACGAATTTGACATTATAGTTGAGTTTGATTTACAACAACCTAATAATTGGTCATTAATTAGTCAATTAAATGAAATAGTAGCAGATACAGCAGACACTGGAGTTTATGAAATTGATAATTTTAAAATAACTATTAATTCTTTCGCAGATCGTTCTAAAGAACTCATATTTATCACAAATGATTAATTTAAACACTATACTAGAAGTTTCAAACATTACTGGACCAGTAAGATATTCAACTAAATTTGGTGGTGTTGATTGGTCAGTAAAGTTTGATGTAAATAAAAATCCTACAAAGGTTGGCGTTAAAATTCAATTTATTCCTAAGGACAGTACTCAAGTGGATGGTACTCGTTTGAATGATGTTGGAAACCAATTAGCCACCTTTTTACAAAAGAAATTTTCCCAATACGATATTGTTATTGATCGTGACAAGGACTTAAAAGATAAATTCACAGCAATAGGTTTTATTGTTCCATTAGATTCATTATCACAGTGGGTAATGAGTGATTTAATTGGAACAAAACAAAAAGAAAAACAGGTTACAGATGACACAGAAGAAACTCAATCCGGTGAAGAATAAAATGTTCGGTAACGTTGAAATAAAACGTAAAACCAGAACAAATTCTTCAATCAAAAAAGAAATCTTTATTAGTGTTATTAATAATTTAGGTGACGCTTTAGATCGTCAAGAAAAATTATTTAGTGAATTAAGATTAGATTACTCAACATACAATGAACTTTATTATAAAATAATAGAAGACTTAATGTTGTTACATTTTGGAGATCAAGGAATGGATTTAATTGACTTTTACCTTTATGGTAGACTAAATCCAGATGGAACTGAGAATCAATTAATGGATGGTGATGGTATTGTAGTACCATGTAATACACCTGAAGACTTGTGGAATCTAATTAACCAACAAAATGCCACTAGCTAAAACATTTACTAAACAAGACATTATTAAGGCTCAGAATGCTACTCGTTCTAATAGAGCCGCTGCTCGTTATTTAAACTGTAGTTATAATCATTATAAACGTTTTGCTAAAATGTATAATGATGATACAACTGGTAAAACATTATTTGACAAACATCTAAATCAATTTGGAAAAGGTATACCTAAGTTTTTACCATTAAAAGGTAAAGAACCTGCTTTAATAGATTTATTAGAAGGAAGAATACCTAGAAAATCATACACAGTAGACAAATTAAAGTCTCGTTTATTAAATGAAGTCTTACTAAAATCAGAATGTTATAGATGTAGTTTTCATGAACGTAGAGCATCTGATATGAGACAACCATTATTACTTAGTTTTAAAGACAAAAATAAAAGTAATTGGAGGTTGGAAAATTTAGAAATTCTTTGTTATAATTGTTATTATTTATATGTTGATGAAGTTTTTAATGCTAAACAAATTCAATTTATTGAAGATGATTATACACCAACTGAAAAACAACAACCAACTTGGGACTTAGAAGGTTGGCAGTTAGATCATTTTAAAAGTTTAGGGTTAGCAGACGATGACGATCTCGATGAGAATCAATACATCTCACGATTATAAAAGTTGGTTTTTTTAAAATATTTTGTTATATTATATTTATAAGAGAATATGGGATTTAAAACATGTACAATTTGTAAAACAGATAAAAATTTATCTTTATTCAGTAAAGATAAATCAAGAGGAGATGGATTATCTCCTAAATGTAAACAATGTTGTATATTAAAAAATAATCAATTTAAATCCCAAAATCCTCAATATCATTCACAGTATTATTTAAATAATAAAGATAAAGTTATTGAAACATCATATGTTTGGAGGGAAAATAATAAAGAAAAATGGGATTCGTATGTTATTGAATATAATAAAACTGTAGGTAAAGAAAAAGTAAAACAGTGGATGAAAAATAATAATTATCATATGAAAAGATATTATTCAAATCCTAATGAAAGATTACATAAAGCATTATCATCTGCTATACTTAAAAGTATTAAAAATATTGGGGTAATTAAAAACCAACCAACATTGGAAATAATAGGTTTAGAAAGTTGGGATAAATTTAAAGAATATATTGAAAATCAATTTGAACTAAATATGACTTGGGATAATCATGGTATAGGTAAAAATAATACAACATGGCATATAGATCATATTAAACCAATTAGTTTAGCAGTGACATTGGAAGAAGTAAAAAAATTAAACCACTATACTAATTTAAAACCTATGTGGGGTAGTGATAATATTAGAAAAAGTAATAAAATTATAATATGAAAACATGCGCACAAGACGAATTTGATCGAGCAATAAGAAATTTTGACAGAGTTAATCGTCAAAATAAAACTCAAACTCGAACACTAACATTAGCTGAGCAGATTGCTCAAGCAGATGCTTTAGAAGAAAAACAAAGACAAGAGCGTCTAATCGCTAGAGAGCAAAACACACAAAAACGTTTCTCACCTATGGCTGGAGCTAAATTTGCTGTTGAACAATTAGAAAAAGAAATTCAACTTAAATCAGAGAGGAAGAAAAAATGAGAACAATTAAAGTTAAGTCAATGGTTGATTTTACTCAACGTTTAGCTGAAAGTGAAACAACTGAGTTAGCTGATTGTTTGTTAGAAGCTATCAAACGAGGTATAGCTAAAAATATTAAAAAAGTAGCTGTTTGTGATGTAGTAGTAGAGGAAGATGGAGAAATATTTAGACTTTACTCAACACACGAAGATTGGCCTGTAGCATTAAGCGGCTGTATGAAAACCTTTATTAACACCGAGCAATATGAAAAATGTTCTGAAATACAAAAAATTAGTCATGATTATGAAATTAAAAAACTATTGGAAACAAATCAATCAACTGTTGAAACCTCAAACACCTCAGATACAAAACGAGGTCGTAAACCAAAGCAATCAAAAAATCAAAATAGCTGAATTAGAAGCTGAGTTAAGATTAGCTAGTGAAACTAACACTGCTTTAACTAAACAAGTTGATAATTTAACTAAAAAAATAGTTGATATGAACTCTAAATTTAAAAATATTAAAAATTTAGAAGTGAAAATTCAAAACAGAGATGAATGTTATGGAGCATTGTTAGATTGGACTATGTCTAATTTAGGAAAAGAAGTAACATTTGATGTTAACACTATGAAAAATTATTGGATTGACCAAATTAAATAAGTTATGATATATAAATTTGATAAATATAGTTTACAATTTGTTAAAGACAAACGTAAAATGAGACTATTATCAGGATCAATTTTATTGATTATTGTTGGTAGTTTTATCTTAGGAAGATATGTTCAATCATCTATTTTAGATAATATTGAAGTGAAGTACTTAGAATACAAAAGACAAGACTCAGTATTAACACAGGATAATTTAATTGATTTACTTAAACGTTATGATATTAAATATCCACATATTGTAGCAGCACAAGCATATGTTGAAACTAATTTAGGTCGTAGTGGGGTTGGTAAATCAAATAAAAATTTATATGGAATGAGATATGCTCATACACGCAGTACTTTAGCATTAGGTGAAGAAAATGGATTTGCTGTTTTTGAATCTTGGAAAGAAAGTACATTAGATTATAAACTATGGCAAGAATCAGTATTTGGTAATAATGTTAATGTTACTGAACAACAATACTATACTATTTTAGATAAAATTTACTGTGAAGGAAATAATACATACTCAGTAAAAGTAAAACAAATAGTAAATGATTATAAATTAAAAAGTAAATTTTAAAATGACAAGCATAATTATAATTATCGGTGCCGTTCTAGTAGTAGTAGGTGTTTATCGCTTCTTAACTGAAAAGAACGAAGATGTGAATGACGATTCACATTCAATTATGATGGAGGAACCAACATTAGTAGAAGAAGAACCAATTGTAGTAGTAAACAATGTGGTTGTAAAAACTAAAACACAAACTCCAAAACTAGAACCGGTAGCTGAAGTAGAAGCTACACCAGTTCCAGTTAAAAAGAAAAAACCTTATCGTAAACCAAAGCCAAAAGCTAACATCGCTAAGTAATTAAAGAAGAGAGAATTTTTTGATTCTCTCTCTTTTTTTTGTTATATTATATAAGATGAAAGATAAAGAATTTTCAGAATATAAAAAACAACAAAAACAAATCAAAGCTAAACAAAAACAATTAGAACGTTTGGCTGATGAAATGCTTCGTAAAGATGAAGAAGCACAAAAATTAAAAGAAATGGGTAAGAATATTGACCCGAATAAATTTAAAGAATTATTTTAATGAGTAGAGGCAGACCAAAAGAAGAACCAAGAGAAGAATCACCACGTAAATTCACACGTGTATTTAAAGGTGAAGACTTAGACACAACTTGGACATATGATTTAGATATTACAACAACAGGACCTGTATCTGTAAGTATTAAATATCACAAAACAGAAAAACAATTTGCTCAAGAAGTAAAAGCAGTTAAAGAAGTTAAAAAACAAGAAAGAAGTCAAAATAAATTTTTCCAAAATAAAGATGAAGTTAAAAACAATATACAAAAAGGCCGTAAGCGGAAAAGTGCTTGAGTGGACAATTGAGGTTGAAGCTGACAAATACAGAACAATTAGTGGTTATGTAGATGGAATTAAAACTGAAGCTGAGTGGACTGTTTGTTATCCTAAAAACATTAATAAAAAGAATAGCACCACAGCTGAAGAACAAGCATTAGCTGAAGCAACTGCTATGAGACGTAAACGTTTAGAATTAGGTAGTTTTGAAGACATTAATGATGTTGATAAACCAACACCATTTAAACCAATGTTAGCTCACAAGTATGAAGACTATAAAGCAAAATTGACATATCCAGTAAATGTACAACCAAAATTAGATGGAATTAGATGTATAGTTAAATCAGATGGTATGTGGACTCGTAATGGTAAACAAATCATTAGTGCACCTCATATATTTGAATCATTAAAACATCATTTTTTAGCAAACCCAGATTTAATATTAGATGGAGAATTATATTACAGAGACAAAAATAATTTCAACACGATTTGTAGTCTTGTTAAAAAAACGAAACCAACAAGCCAAGATTTGGAAGAATCGAAAAAACTCATCCAATATTGGATCTACGACGTACCATCTAATGTCGGCCGATTCGATGTTAGGAAGATTGCGTTATACAAATTTTATCATGACGAACACATTATAATGGTTGAAACACATTTAGCTCAAAGTGAAGCTGATATGTTAAGTAAATACAGTGAGTATATTGAACAAGGTTATGAAGGTTTGATGATTCGTACATTGAGTGGTGACTATGAAAATAAACGAAGTAAAACATTATTGAAATACAAGACATTTGAAGACGATGAGTTTGAAATTTTAGATGTATATGAAGGTAGTGGTAAGTTAACTGGTATGGTAGGTCAAATGTTATTTAAGACTAAAAAAGGCGATATGTTCTTTAGTACTGTAAATGGTACTCAAGAGTATTTAATTGAGTTATGGTCACAAAAACAAGAATTAATAGGTAAAAAAGCAACAGTAAAATACTTTGAACTAACAGCTGATGGAATACCTCGTTTTCCAAAAGTTGTTAATGTAGATAGATTTGATATATAATAAAAAATAAAACAAAAAGGTTATGAAAAAGATAAATTATGGTTACGCGTGTATCAACGAAACGTTGAAAAAACAAAAGATTACTACAAATCGTAGTTTGAAGAAAGCTACTTTAGATAAAAAGGGTCTTGAATATGTTAGTGAGTTGTCATTACAAAATGTTAAAGACTTAGAATTGTATTTGAAATGGAACTTAGAAAATGATATTATGTTGTTTCGTTTGTCATCTAGTATTATTCCATGGGCAAATAAAGTAGATTGGCACAACATGAAAGACATTGAGGAAATTAAAACTATTTTAAAACACTGTGGTGATTTTGCTACTAAACATGAAATGCGTTTGACTACACATCCTGGTCAGTTTGTAGTACTTACTAGTCCACACAAACATGTTGTTGAAAATAGTATTAGTGAATTACAAGCACACAGTGATCTTATGGACTATATGGGGTTGAGTGAAACACCTTACAATAAAATTAATATTCATATGGGTGCTGCTTATGGAGACAAAATTAACAGTAGTAAAACATTTATTAAAAACTTTAAAACACTTCCAGATGCTATCAAGAACAGACTTACTGTTGAAAATGATGATAAAGCGGTTATGTATTCAACAACCGATCTTTACAGTCTCGTACATGAAGAAATTGGCATACCAATCGTCTTCGATTATCACCATCACAAGTTCTGTACTGGAGATCAAACAGAACAAGAAGCTTTAACATTAGCTACTACTACATGGGGTGATATTAGACCAGTTGTACACTACAGTGAGTCTAAAGCATTAAATGAAAATTTAAAAGTAAAATTACAAGCACACAGTGATTATATTTTTAACAAAATTGAAACTTATGGTTTAGACATTGATGTCATGATTGAGGCTAAACAAAAAGAATTGACTGTTAAAAATTATAAAGAAAAATTTGGACTTTTTTAAAAAACTTTGTTATATTATAATATATGAAAAAGATTGTTATTATTAGTGATACACACAACAAACACAAACGAGTAGAAGTGCCTGATGGTGACATTTTGATTCACTGTGGTGACATTACTTCATATGGTTATAAAGATGAGGTTGAAAGTTTCATTAAATGGTTTAGTAAACAAACTCACAAACATAAGATCTTTATTGCTGGTAATCATGATCGTAGTTTTGATCCAAAATTTCAAAACGAGTACATCAAAGAAGTTGATAAAGACAAATATGTTGAGGGTTCTAAACCATTTTGGTTAGTGAACATACTAAACAACTTACCATTAGATGTATTTTACTTAGAAAATACTAGTATTATATTAGATGGAATTAAGTTTTTTGGTAGTCCACAGTCAGCACGATTTGGAACTCGATGGGCTTTTAATGTTGATCGAGGTCCAGATGCTTACAATCACTGGTCTCAAATACCAAATGATGTAGATATAGTTATTACTCATGGGCCAGCACATGGTATAAATGATTATGTAGCTCGTGGTGAAAATGTTGGTGATATTCAACTACTAAATAAACTTAACGAAACGACATGTAAATTATTTTGCTGTGGTCATATCCACGAAAGTTATGGAGTATTTAATGATGGTAAAACACATCATATTAATGCAGCGACATGTAACTTACAATACGAACCAACTAACAAACCAATAGTATTTATATGGAACCAAGAGAATACGAACCCTACTTTATAGATACACATGTAACTGATGATTTTACTATTAAAGACTTAGTAGTGATGAATGAAGAACTTTATGTTATAAAAGTAGAAAATTCACCTAAACTAAGTATGCTTAATAGAGTTGCTATTAGACATGTTAATCCATATCATAAATTAGATTTACATTTTGCATGAAATCAAAATCAATGATTGAATTAGATAGTATTAAACGTAGACTTCGTATGAAGGACACAGTACATGATCATAATTTTTTTATACTATGGTTATTAGATGTTTACAGACAATCACCTCCTACTGATTGTAGTACAACTACAGTAGAAACATTTCAACGTAGAGCAGTATCGTATTTAGACTTAGATAAATTAGTATGACACCTCCTATTACCCACAGTAAAAAAGAAATGATGGAATACTATGTAACTAAGTGGCACCATAAAGATGGTACTTTAGATCATGATAATATCTTTAATCTTAAAAAAGAAATAATACATTTTGTGACTGATCCTGGTATGTATTGGTTAGATGAAATTATTTGTACTATGGATTTAGAAAATTTAAAAGAATTTAGATAAAAAATTGGTTTTTTTTAAAAAATTTGTTATATTATATAAGATAAAAAGGTTATGGAAGAATTAATTAAAAATCAAAATGTACATCAATTAGACAGTGAGTCATTTGAAACATTAAAAGGTATGATCACATCTAAAGATGGACATTCTGTGAATTTAGGTATTGCTTTACTAGTAAATTGTGATACTAATGATAAACAAACATTAGAGTATTTAGATCAACTAGCTAATAGTAGTGTAAGTAATTTGAGTGAATTGCCTACTGAAACAATGAGAAGTATTTTGGACTTTTACAAAGTTCTTATGTCTAATGGTTTAATTAAGTTGTAATATGGCAGGTAGAAGAGATTTATCAGACAGTGAATTAGAAGAATTAGCAGCAAAGTATGCTGACTATGAACTAACTATTAAAATCTTAGTTTTAATTGAAGTTGAATTAGACGCGAGACGTTTATTAGCTATTGAGTGGTTAGAAGACACTACTACTGACGAACGTAAAACTGAGTTAGAAAAACAGATTATGAAACACAATAAAGCAATTGCTGATTTGTTGTTGATACCATATGACGCTGAATAGTTTTAAAATTAGAATAATGGTACATACAGATTTTACTGAGTATTATAAACATTTAGTAAGTTCAAATATTAGTATGTTTAATGCTAAAGACCATTTATTATTTAGGTCAAAAGTGTTTGTTTTATGACAAAACGTGATTTGACACTTATTATGACAAGATTGGCTAGTTTTTCAATGTTACCAAATCATTTTAGAATGATGAGAACTAGACAACTCTTAGATCAAAGAAAATATCATAATAAAAATACTGTTAATGAGAGTTTATGTAATACAATGGAGTTATAATGAACGAATACAACTTAAAATATCATAATATGATTAAAATGAAATGTTGCTATACTCATAATATAGGATATAAGAATATTATAGAAATTGTTATGTGGAGAAACGCATTAACAAATGGTATAACACTCAGTGATCAAATGAATAACGCATTAATAAGTAGATTTATATTATGAAATACAGTATGGAATCATATGTTTACAAATCAACAGTAGATATACTTGTAAAACATTCACGTGAAATAACATGTCCTTTCAATCGTAAATCATCGGATGTAAACACTTGGATAAAAATTTGGATGAACTTATGACTAGAGAATATCGTATGATGTTAAGAATAGTAAGATTACATCAAAATGATCATGTGGAACACTTAAAAAATTTCACTCCAAATGATGTAGTTCATGGTTATAGATTTTATTTAACTTTATTATCAAATAGATTAGTATTATGACTATATATGAAATAGAAGACATATTAGAATACGACAATGATGATTATCTAGAATTTAGACATAATGTTATTCAATCAATAAATGATATTAAAAAAGACAAAGACATGTGTGATGTTGATTATTTATTAGACTTTTATGAACTATGATTTTATTTGAAAAACATTACCAACAAATAGTAAAATTCAACAATGATGTTTATTTAGAGAATATAAATAATATTATTGATTCAATAGATGAGATTAGTAAACACCAACAAATGTATCTTAATTACGATTGGATATTAGATTATTATGAATTATGATTTTGAACAAAACTGTAGTAATATGAAATTTTATAACATTGAGGCATATAGTACTGGTATAAGTATTGTTACATCAGCTATGACTGATATTCAGTCTGTAATTTACAAGAAGCAAGAATTAAATGTAATACTAGACTATTATGAACTATAATTTTTACCAAAAATGCACAGATATGAGGTATTATACTAATGGCATGTATACTAGTAATGTATGTAGTATTATTTTTAATATAAACAAAATCAGTAAATACCAACAACAATCCACCAAACTCATTGAATTAGAGGAAATACTTCATTATTATGAACTTTAAAAAAAAATTGGCTTTTTAAATAAAATTTATTATATTATATAAGATGAAAACAGTATTATTAAGAAAAATTAGACAAAAGTACGATTATTTTTGGCATATCACTCCAGGAACAAATTGGACTAGTGAAGAAGTTAGACTTAGAGTATTTAATAAAAAAACAAATAGTACAAATGTGTATTATACTGTTAATGATTTTATAAGTGATCATGTAATATATACTAATATGAATATAACTACAAGATTAATATGGAATGAGGTTAAAGAAAAACACGACAACAAAAGGAAGATTATAGATTGGAATAAACAAAAAAAAAACTTAGCAATGTTAAGCACTAACTTAACTATTAAACAAGTAATTAATTTTAAAAATGTTAAGTGTATTAAAATGAAAATACAAAAAATTAACCTAATGGCAGGAACCAGTAACAGTTTCAGTACCACACTTGGTCCAAGTAATTATACTGTGAATGGTATAATAACATCAATCAATACTAATATAGTCAATACTGTAGGAATATCAAATAAAACCATAAGATAAAATATGAAAGCAATATTAGAATTTAACTTACCAGAAGACCAAGTGGACTTTCAAGACGCTGCAAACGGAAGCAAATGGTCATTTGCAATGTGGAAAGTAGATCAAGAACTAAGATCTAAAACAAAATATGCTCCAGATACTATGTCTAAAGAAACCTATGACGCATTAGAAGCTATTAGAGACTTCTTACATGAACAAATGAATGAACAAGGACTAAAATTTAATTAAAATGAGAAAATTTATATTAGGTCTAATGCTGATGATATCAGTAACGACCAGTTACGCTAGAAAAACAGATTGGAGTAAAGTAGGACTTTCTTCAACAAATAAATGTAATGAATATACATTTAAACTAAATGGAGTGTCAGATACAAACTGTATGTCATATCGTTTTGTAGAAATTACAACTGTCTCTTCACAAGTATTATTACGTAGACAAAATGGTAGTAGTACATACAACATAACATTTCCTTCAAAAGGTAAATACTATGCTACTGTGTTAATTATGAATAAATGTAATGGTGATGACACTGTATTTGTAGACACAATTAATGTAACTTGTTTTCCAACTACAATTAAATGTGATTGGTCTAAAGTTACTCTAACACAACAGAATGTTAGAAATCAATATCGATTTACTTTAGGTGGTATTAATTTAGACGATACTTGTATTGATTATGTGTATATTGTTTACACTCAACAAACAAAACAAATTGATACAATGTCCAGTTTTAATGGTAAAGTTGACATTGTATTTAGTGAAAAAGGTAAATACAATGTATATTTGAAAATTAGAAATCGATGTGAAATTTGTGATACAGCATTAGTTAGAGAAATTAATATTGCTTATTTCAATCAATGTAAATATCCTTATAAATTATCCAGTTCAACTAATACATGTAATGATAGTATAACAGCTAAAATGACATTAGGTACAACTAGTAAAACAGATACTTGTTGGGGATATTATCAGTACATTTACAGAGGTTGGGAATTAGATTCACTGACTCAAAGACAATGGGATTCAATGAGCGATCAACAACTAATCAATTATTATAACTTTAGTGATAATGATTTACTTAAAATACAAGGACCAGAAAAAAGTGCTCGTGTATTGAAATATAACTTTCCATTTAAAGATACTCGTTATTTAGTTATAGCTCAATGGTACAATGAATGTAATGGTCAAGACACATTTATAATGAGACGAATTACAATTGAAAAATGTAATAAAACTTCAGTTAAGAACATTGTTAGAGAAGAAGATTTAAAAGTAATTGGTTACTATGATATGTTAGGTAGACAAGTTGATTACATGGAACCAGATAAAGTGTATATTGTGCGTTATAGTAATGGTAAAAACCAAAAAGTAGTTAAGTTGAAATGAGATTAAAAGACGGTTTAATATTAATTGTTTTAAGTTTAGGTTTAGGTTGGGTTGTAGTTTCGGCTACAACTCCAACACCTACTCAATCACAAACAGATTCCACTGTAGTTGATACTCCAATAATACTTAATGTTAAAAATAAAACAGCATTATTTATAGGTGATTCACATACCAGCAATCACATAAATGGTTGGCAAAAAGTCTTAAGTACTAAGGTTGGTTTTAATATGATAAATGTATCAATATTAGGTAAAACAACTTATTGGATGTTAGAACAAGCACATCTTAAATTAAATAATAAAATTGACTATTGTTTTGTGTATGGTGGAGCTAATGACATGTATACAACTAGTATT